TGAGGGTGGTAGTAGATCATCTAAGACATACAGCCTGTGCCAGCTCATGATCATCTACTGCCTGCAGAATAACAATAAGGTGGTGAGTGTAATACGTAAAACCTTCCCTGCCCTAAGAGCTACAGTGCTCAGGGACTTCATAGAGATCCTCAAAGATATAGGGCTGTATAAGCAGGAGATGCATAATAAGAGTGAGCACATCTATACCTTTGCTAATGGATCTATGGTAGAGTTTTTCTCAGTAGATGATGAGCAGAAGATAAGGGGTAGAAAGAGAGACATAGCCTGGTGCAATGAAGCCAATGAGCTGTACTTTGATGACTTCACCCAACTCAATATGAGAACTGAGGATAAGCTAATCTTTGACTATAACCCATCTGATAGTGCATCATGGTTATATGAGCTCCCTGCTGAGGATAGCGTGAAGATAAAGAGCACCTACAAAGATAACCCCTTCCTACCTGATAGTATCAAAGCACAGATAGAGGATCTAAAGAGAACAGATGAGGCACTGTATCAGATCTATGCCTTAGGTGAGAAGGCTATCTCTAAGAGTAACATCTATAGCCAATGGACCTTTGTAGCTCATAGGCCCTCAAGGTTTGTTAAGTACGTATACGGAATTGATTTTGGATACAATCACCCCACAGCTTTGATGAGGGTGTACTACTGTGACAATGACATCTACATAGAGCCTGTCATATATGAGAGCTACCTAACCACTACCATGCTCATAGAGAAGTTAGCAACCCTGAACATAGAGCAGACCGTCACCATCCTTGCAGATTACTCACGTCCAGAAATCATACAAGAAATGAACATAGCAGGTTATGATGTTCAGAATGCTAACAAAGTAGTTAAGAAAGGGATAGATAACCTTAAGACCTTTGGTGTGATATGCCAGGATGATAAGGCCATAAGGCGAGAGTATGAAAACTATAAGTGGAAGAAAGTTGGCGATCAAATCCTAGATGAGCCTGTCAAGTTATTCGATGACGCTATGGATGCAATAAGATACGCCACTACTCACATAAGGCAGGAGTACTACACTGATGATTCATACTATGCATTCTGATATACTACATAAGATACAAGTGGTGCAAGCCTTCATATACCATAAGACAGGTAAGCAGGTGAGGATAGTATTCAATAGGCCCGATAGGATGCAGCTGCACCTTCAGCTCTTAGAGCAGGCATACATGATAGCCATGGGTGAGTTTAAAAACAAATAACCAATTAAAATAATATAGGTATGCCAACTACACAAATAGCAATAGCACAGCCACTGATGCCTGCATACAATCCTATCAAGTTTATCTATGATAGCACTAATAACAACCTACAAGGTTTTAAATATATCTTTGATATCTACGAAAGTGGTACAGCTAACAAGATAGCTGAGTATAGGGTTATGCCTACCTATGGCACAGGTTACGGTGAGGTAGATCTATCGAAGCTCTTACAGGCTCAGGTGAGCTATGACCTTAACTTGACTAACACCTCAGCATATAATGCAACCAATAGCCACTACAAGTATGATGTAAAGGTAGGGGAAGAGTATCTCACTACTACCACATGGTCTAGCGTATTAGTAAACAGTGGAGGCAATGTAAGGATAAACGTAGTCAATACATTTGTGGCAGGTGATCAGATTAACATCACACAAAACCCTCCAGGTGCTACAGCCAACCCAAACCTTGAAGGACTCTTCACTGTGCTATCTGTAGGGGTAGGCTTCCTAGTAGTAAGCTCACCATGGGCTACTGTAACTGCTGCAGGATTAGGAGGTGCTATCACTTTTGCAGATGGTCGTAAGACAGTGACTAGGGATATCATAACAGCACTAAACAAATTTGTATTCAATGGAGCCATCAGATGGGTAGAGTGGCCTGCTTATGACTATAATGATTATATGCTCAACAGCTTCCAGGATAAACTACTAACCAACCTACCTAACAATAACTTCTATGCTACCTTATCCCAGGATCTATGGCTTAATGCTGTAGCTAATGGCTCACCTACTCCTCCTGATTCTTTGTATTTTGTTACAAGTGATGGTGATGTATTTGAGAAGAATGTAACAGCAGTAGATCATGTTAGTGGTATCTCTATGGGCCCTAATAACTATGGTGTACTATCAGTAGTGTCAGGTGCCTTACCAATGATTAAGCCTACCACTGAATGGTATAACGTAACCTATCTTAGGAATGGCTTGCAATCTTCTAGGAGATACTACGTGAACTTAGATAGAAGAGTGAGAACAGTAGAGCACAGTATCTTATTCTTAGATCGTATGGGCTCATGGGGTAGCTTTGCTTTTACAGGTAGGGCATATACTACAGGTGAGGTAACACGTGAACAGTTCAATAAGGATATACCAGGATACGTTGAGACTGCAGGGATAGATAGATGGCTATATCAAACTACTGAGACAGGTATGACTAATACTTACATAGCTACTGATACTACCATCTCACTTAACACTGACTGGATGAACCAAGACATGGCTCTATACTTCACTGAGTTAATCAGCTCACCTAACACCTACATTAAGATCAGCAACTATGATGCAGATTGTGAGCTACCTGAGAGTGAACAGTATGTAAGCTGCACTATAGTTACCTCTAGCTTTGAAGAGTTTAAGCAGAGAAATAAGAATCTAATTAAGCAGAGCATAGTAGTTAAGCTAGCTAATAACAATATTGTAAACTCATAAGATGGTAAGGATACAACTAGCCACTGGCTACTTAGATGTTAAGGAGGGTACTGCCTTCCCCTTGAATTTTCAGGTGGGAGATATAAGGGATGTTAGCCAAAGGAAGGGCAACTACTCTAAGACCATCACGCTAACAGGTAGCAAGAATAACAACAACCTATTGAATCACTACTATGATGTTAATATCATTGAGGGCACTTTCAATATCAATGCTCTTACTACAGGATCTGTTATTCAGGATGGCATCCCTATCATGGAGGATGTATCTATACAGCTCACCTCAGTATTAAAGGCACAGCTAACTGATGGGTATGAAGAGCATGTAGAGTATGAGGTACTTATCAAAGATAGTAAGGCAGATTTTTTTACAGCCATTGCTAACAAGGAGCTAACTGATATAGACTTCTCAGATTTCAACCATGCCTATGATGCATTGAATGTAGTAGCTAGATTTTCTAATACAGTAGTAGATGGCTTCAAGTATTTTCTACCTTCTAATAGTGCATACACCTACAGCACTCAGGAGTTTAAGCCTGCTATATTTGCTAGGATATACTTTGATAGAATCTTCGCTGATGCTGGCTTCACTTATGATTGGCCTACCATTGCATACGATAGATTTGATAAGCTCTTTATTCCTTATAATGGTGGGGTAGATAACTTTGACTATGCAGATTATTTAGTAAAAGCAGAGAAGACAGTAGCCACTACTATTAATGGTGCTAACAACTGGGGAGGTTTCTCTAATATTGCTAGCATTGGTAGCACACAATCACCTGCCACTAAGATTAACATCACAGCATGGACTGAGCTAGAAGATCCTCAAAGTATCTTTAATGATGTAACAGGTGTGTACTCTATACCATTTAATATCAGTGCACTTAATGGTCAAAGCTATGATTATAGTATTACTATTAATTATGATCTTATATTAGTTAATACATCAGGAGGCGTTTTATATGGTAATGTTGGTGGTGTAGCTGCACCTGTATTTTATAAACCAATGTTAGGGGTTCAGGTATCAGGGCAAAATATTGCCTTTAGTAACCTATATGTAAATAGTACACCTCCTGCAGGTTATACCAATGCTGGTAATGCTGTACAGTGTCCTCTTACTATAGCTCCATTAACCACTACTATCTTAAGTCAAACTGCTCAGGTTACTATACCTCTTAGTGGGCTTTCAGTTACTACAGCTAATACAGGTACTTTAGGTATCAATGTATCTCAGCATAATTTAATAACATCTAGCAATACAAATTCTATAAGAGGGTGGAGAAGGATATCACCATCAGGGCCTGTGCCTGCATCGGGGCAGTTAGTTATACGGGCAGTGATTAACTCTATACAACTAAGCATAGTGCCATCATCTACAGTATATACCATAGGTGGTATCATAGATGTAAATGATTACGTGCCTAAGAAGATAAAGCAGAGTGACTTCATTAAGTCTATCTTTAATATGTTTAATCTTTACGCTACAGTAGATAACACCCAACCCAACAAACTGCTACTGCAGAATAGGGATGACTTCTATGATAGTGGGGTGGAGGTAGACTGGACTGATAAGCTAGCTAAAGACCAGGAACAGAATCTATCTTTTTTACCTGAGATAACTGCAAAGAAAGTAATACTCACTTATGCACCTGATAAGGATGCACCCAATGTAACTTACACCAATGCCACTAGTGATATCTATGGGCAGGTAGAGGTGGTGTTTGATAATGAGTATGTTAAGGATGTAGAAACTAAGCCCTTACTCTTTAGCCCTACTCCTGTTATTAAAACTTTGTTCGGGGCTTTCGTACCTATGATAGCAGGTGCATCACCTCAAACTAACATAAGGATTCTATACGATAAAACTGAGGCAGGGCAACCCCTTGCCACTTGTGGGCAGTATAGTATATTAGACTATGGATCTGTAGGGCAAAGTAACTTAACTAGCTACCCATTAGTGGGCCACTTCGATGATCCATTAACCCCTACCTTTGATATCAATTATGCTATATGTGATTTCTACTACTACCAACCTAGCAACCTAACAGATAACAATCTATACAACAGATACTGGAGGAGGACCATGGGCCAAATCAATAACGGTAAGATGCTCATAGCTAACTTTAATTTAAAGGAAAATGATATACAGGCTCTTAGATTAAATGATAAGATTAGGATAGATAATAGTTGGTGGAATATCAATAAGGTAATAGACTATGATGCTAACAGCCACAAGCTCACAAGGGTAGAGCTCATCAGCATAGATAATGAAATTAACTTCACCCCGTTCATGGGACCAGGTGGACCTGTGATACCTAACCCTCCTGCAGCTCTAGGAGCCATGCAGATGTTAGCCATGGGTGGTATCAATACAACTGCTATGATTACCTCTAATGTATTTGGTAACCAGGCTACTGCTCAGGTAGTGGGTAGAGGCAATACAATAGTAGGAGGCACTAGATCAGTGGTGGTAGGTGATGGGTATATAGTGAGTGAGAATGAGTTAGTAGGTGATAACCTCAGAGCTTCCACTTTCAATGGTGTACCTGTAGGTATTACTCCACTAGTATACACTGCTAACTTAACACAGGCAGGGATAATTGATCCTATAGCTCAGGTGATTAATGATACAATAGGAGGCATCACCTGGACACGCTTAAATGTGGGTGAGTACGTAGGATATTTAGATGGGTATAACCCAGGAGATATTATAGTACCATTTTTTACCGTTATGATTAATAACGTATTTTATGATGGGATAGTATCCACTACTTACTTAGGTGCATCTAATGAGGTATATATCACCACCTCACAAATAGGTACAGGATACATAGATGGCTACTTAATAAATACAACAATCGAAATTAAATACTATACATAATGAACGAAGTAGAAATTCCTATAAAGGTCTCAGGACTAGGTGCCATTAAAGCAGAGCTTAGAGAATTAAAAGGTGAGATAGCCAATGCTACAGATCCTGCAGAAATTGCTAGGTTATCTATGGCAGCAGGTGAGCTGAAGGATAAGATATCAGATGCTAATGAGGCAGTGAATGTATTTGCTACAGGCTCTAAGTTTGAGCAGGTAAGCAATGGATTTGCAGGTATCAAAGATAGTATTATGAGCCTTGACTTTGAAGAGGCAGCCACTAAAGCTAAGACCTTTGCTACCACTCTATCCACAGTTAACCCTGCATCTATTCTAAAAGGGATGGGTAGCTTTGTTACGATGCTAGGTACATTAGGGACTGCCTTTGTAAAGTTAGGGGTACAGATACTTATGAATCCTTTATTCTTAATAGTGGCAGCAGTGGTAGCTATTGTGGTAGCTATTGGTTTCTTCTTAGATAAGATAGGAGTGCTACAAGTAGCTATAGATTATTTAATGATACCTATCAATGCAGCCATAGATGGGTTAAAAATGTTTGGTGATTTCTTAGGGATAACAAATTATGCAGAAGATGAGGCAGCTGCTAAGCGTAAGCAAGAAGGGGCTGCTGCTAGTAAAAGATCAGATACTGCTATCAATGAAACCAATGCCCTATTGGCTGCAAAAAATAGAGCTTCTGCTAAGGCACAAGAATCTTTTAATTTAGCAGATGATGCAATGGGTAGAGAGATAGCCCTAATGAAAGCACAAGGTAAGGATACAACTGACTTAGAACGTACAAGGCTCAAAGCATCTATTGCATTCCAAAAAAGTATAGTAGCTGAAACCTACGCAACTTCTATGCAAATTATTGAGAAAAATAAATTAACCCTAGCTGAACTTTATGCAACAGGTGAAAGGCTTGGAGATTTCAAGGCATACAATAAATTGCTAGGTGAGCAGAACAAAATAATTACTGATAATAATACTAAACAAAAAGCAGCAGCTAAGTCAGTATTAGATCTTGAAAATGATTTGAAAATTTTTGAGCAGGAATTAATTAATGACAGGAAAAAAGGTAATGCAGATGCTAACAAAGATAAAGTAAAGGGAAGTAAAGAAACTACTAAAATAGTAATAGATCATGCAGCTAATGAGCTTGAGATAAAAAGAAAAAATAAAGATCAGGAGCTAGCTAATATGAAGGATGGCATAGAGAAAGAGCAAGCTATGATCGTTGAGAAATATGACAGGCAAGCTGAAGACTTAATAAAAAATACTAAGTACAGTGCAGCAGAGAAATTAAAACTACAGGCCTACTATGATGCTCAAGAAAAAATAGAAAATGATGATAAGGTAGAAGCTAATAAGTTACGATTAGCTCAAAATGAGAGAGAAAGTATGGCAGGTTTAATAGCCCTAAGACTTGAGGGAATGGTAGATGGTGAGGCTAAAGAGTTAGCTATCCAAGCTGATAAGTATAAGAAGTTAAGAGATGCTGCCATTGCAGATACTAAGCTAACAGCTGAGCAGTTACAGGAGAAGCTAGATATATACAATGCACTAGAGATAGCTGAGGATGCTAAGAGACAAAAGGCTAAGGATGATGCAGCTAAAGCTAAGACTGATGCAGCCAATGCTTTATACTTTGAGATTACAGCCACTGAACAGCAAAAAGAAATAGCAGCCCTTAATGCTAAGTATGCTACAGAGCAGGAGCTAGCTAATGGTAACCAGGTGATACTGCAGAAGCTACAGGAAGATCATCAAACTGCATTAACTCAGATAGAGAAAGATGGAGCTACCAAAAGGATAGAAGATGCAGCAGCTGAAAGGGATGCTAAGCTCACCCTAGCTAATGATATTACTAAAGGCATTACTGATATAGGAGGGATGCTAATCAAAGACCAGGAGAAGCTAGCCAAATTTAACAAGGCAAGTGCATTAGTGCAGATAGGTATAGATACTGCTAAGGCTATTAGTGCTTTGGTAGCAGCATCACAGTCTAATGCATTGAATGGTGTAACAGCAGGTGCTGCAGGTATTGCACAATTTGCATCAGGTATCATACAGATAGCTACTAACATAGCTAAGGCTAAGCAACTATTGACAGCCCCATCTACACCTGTATCAGCAGGCGGTGGTGGTGGAGGAGGTGGTGCATCAGGTGGTGGTAATACTGCTAGTATGATACCACAGGCTGCACAACTATTTGGACAGGGTAACAATTCAAGTACAGTAAGTGCAGGAGGTGTGAGCAGTTCTAGCGGTGGTGGTAATATGATGGTAACAGCTGTAGTTAGTGAAACTCAGATAACCAATGTACAGAAAAAAATAAACATGATCAATAAAAATGCAGAACTATGAACAGTCTACAAGCCATAACAAACCACATCATTGCATTCTATACAGCTCATAAACAAGTCTTTAAGGTGGGTAGTGATTTCAAAGAACAGTTATATAACTTTGCTACTCAAAATGAGAAGTATCCCCTGGTGTATATCGTACCTAGTGGTGTTATCCCTACAGAAAATACTACTGAGTTTACCTTTGATATTTACTGCTATGATATAATACAAAAGGATAGAGCTAACATCATAACTATTCTTAGTGATACTCAACAGATCCTTAATGATTTGTACATCTACTATATGGATAGCACTGACTATAGCTTTGATGTGGTAGGAGTGCCTACCTTCTCACCCCTTAATAATGATCTACTAGATTATGCTGCAGGGTATCAGATGAGTATTACACTAACAGTTAATGACTGGACTGATTGTGCTGTGCCAATCTAAACATTTTACTTTACTAATCTAATATAGTTATGGCAAATAATTTAATACAAGAAATAGCAGATAATTTAGGGGTAACAGGTTACGATAATACTAGCCTACTGATAGGCATAGCTGAATACTATGGAGTTGATATTAATAGATCTAAGTGCTTAATGTTTGATATCTTAGAAGCTGCAGGAGGTGATGCTCGTAGATCTAATAACTACATGGAGGATATAGTAGTAACTTTAGGAGGTAGTAGAAATTCACTCAATGTTATTGAGGCATGGAAAAATACAACAAGATAAGTTATGGGATGGTGGGGTAATTGGAGGCAAACAGCTCCAGCACATATAGGCAACTTACAGGCAACTGATTTACTAGACTGCACCTCTATCATAGGTGGGGTGGAAGTTAATAACACTATCACAGGAGCTCAGATAATTGCAGGTGCTAGTGGTGGCTCTAGCCCATATACAACAGTAGGAGATAATGCAGGGATATTAGTAAACAATTCTACAACTAATACTATCAGTGCATCTATCCTTATCCCTGCTAACACATTAGTAGCTACTAAAGTATTACAGCTAAGAGCACAGGTTCGTAAGATAGGAGGCACAGGTACAAGTAACATAAGATTCTATATTAACACTACCAATACTTTAGTGGGTGCTACTCAGATAGCTCAAGGTGCAAACATGACAGGATCAGGACTTATGCAAAGGGTGGCTAGAGATATTTATATCACTATAAGCTCACTTCAATGCTACGTACCTACTAATGGTATTTCTACAGACCTTTCATCAGCACCGATGACTAACATAAATTATACACTTGCCACACCTTACTACCTTATAGCAGCAGTACAAAATTCTACTTTAACAGAAAGTACTACAATAACAAGGCTAAATTTAATGACTTACTAAGATGGCATACGCAAAAAATGGAGAATTTAATGTGCTGTATCCTACCCGTAGGAGGATGGCTGCTTTACTTAAGCGTATAGTAGATAATGAATTAGGGGAGTATAGTGAGGGAACTCTAGTCAATAGTATACGTATCAATGCAAAGATTACAGGATTTGAAAAATTAGAGATACAAATAGTAGCAGCTTATTACTTTATCTTTTTAAATAATGGGGTGCCACAAACTGCTAATGCTTATGGTCCTAATGGGGGTAGTATAGCCCCTAGAGATTTCGTATCTCAATTTACTATTGCCTTAGCAGAAGCAGGTATCACTGCTGAAATATATTCTCAGTATACTGAATGGCTTTTAAAAACATATCCATTGCTAGAAGCTGTAGCAGTATTAGAAAAAAATCAAAAACTAGTATATACATTTGAAGCACTCTTTGCACCACCCGACTTTAACCAGGGCTTCCCCTTAGATGTCTAATTCTTTTTTCATCCCTAGCATATTGAATACATAGGTAAGGGGTAAGGCTCCTACAGCTTCACTCTTTGTGATGTCGTTATTTGTGAGCCCGTATATCATCCTCTCCCAGCTCCACTTACTATTTTTTTTCTCATCCTCCTCCTCTGCTTTCTCTTCAGGTGTTAGCTTTGCTTTCTCCTCATCACTTAGCTCCTCATCCTGCTCACCAAATAGATTAGCATATACCTTTAGAAAATTATCTCTAAACTTTAGAAACTCATTGATAAGACCATAGACATCTGTGATGGGTAGATCTAAGAACAGCTCAGCTCTAGCACTAATATCATACTCATAAGGCTCTAAGATTACCTCATCCCATTCATTGAGCTTAGACTTCCTAAACAGGATAGCACATATCTTATCTATATTGTAAACATAATTTTCAGTGAAGTAATAGTCTAAGTCTATATACTCAAATAGGCACAGCTTCGCTAATGGTTTGATTTGCATCCCTAAGAGCTCATGCTTATATTTAGTGGATGGTTGTGATAGGGCCCACTTAAACTTAGAGACTATCCTAGTGCACTCATCTATATCCATGTCATCTATATCCTCACCGGTAAGAATATACAGCACCTCACTATTATAATACCAAGCCCCTAAGCTCTTATCTATTTTAGCTATCTCTATAAACTGCTCTACAGTTACATCACTCCACTGCTTCGGCAGGGATATCTGTAGGGGTGTCTGGTCCAGCATCTACTTGATGATTAATTTTGGTTGCAATAAACATAAGGTACGGAATGGCTATATCTGCTGTAAGTTTTTTAAACAGGTTAGCCTTATGTTTGATGTGTGCATCTGCATAGTGTTCAGCAGGTGTAAGATCATCCCTCTTAAACATGATAGCTGCTATCTCAGATACGTATCCTTTAGGCTTGTTTATGGCTATCTTCTCAATGAGCTTAGTATCTCGCACTGTTAACTTCATTTTAGCTGTATAGTTATACCCTTCCACCTCTAATGTTTCAATGGTAGGATACTCTATCTTTGGTGCTGAATTAAATTCTTTAACAAGATCAATAAAATCAGCCACATCATAATCAAAGAACTCCTTTTCAGGGATGCCTAAGCTAGCGAATATCTGCAGATGCCTGTCGATAGGATCTATCTCTTTGTTATTGCTAAGCTCAGTGATATTCTCAAACTGTTCGATGGTTAGCTCATCTAATCTGTTAGGGATCTCCCTACCTAAAATAGTTATCATAGTTAATTTTTTTTACAAATATACAAATAATATAATATAGGTATGGCAAAAGATAATTTACCTATTTACAAAATTACTATAGATCCTGAATACTCTGAAAATGGGGAGGATTTAGGGATAGAACAAATAGCTTTTACATCCACTCCTGCTATCAAAGTAATGGGGATGGCTTTCAATTCTCAGGTTAAGCCTATGGTGTTTAAGGATGCTGTAAAATATAGAATAGTAGCACCTGCTCTTATACCTATGGAGATCTATCGTAAAGATGATGAGGATGGCAAAGAGTACTATGTTAAGTTTACTAAGGAAGAGATAGAGAAAATCCATTCTAAATTCATGAAGGATATGTCTAATAAAGACTTATTTAATTTAGAGCATGATACTACTGAGACGGTTCCAGCTTATGTACTTGAGGCATGGATAGTAGATAACCCTACTAAAGATAAAGCATATTCTAGTTTTGGTATAGAGGTACCTACAGGTACACTAATGGTAACAGCACAGGTAACTGATGTAGAGTACTATAACCATCTAGTAGATAATGATCAGGTAGGATTCTCAATAGAGGGATACTTAGGTATGAAATTAAAAGAGGTAACACAATTAAAAACAGATATAAATATGAACAAATTACCTGATGGAGAACACACTATTGAGGATAAGATCTATGTTGTAAAAGGCGGTGAGATTATTGAGATACGTGATGTTGAACTAGAGGAGACCACAGAAGAGGTAGCCCTAGAAGATACAGTAGTAGAAGAGGAGGAAGTAGTAGAGGAAGAGACTATGGCTGTAGATCCTGTATTAGATGCTGAGGCAATACTAGCAATAGTTAAGCCTGCATTAGATGCAGAAGTGAATAACATAGTAGCTATGATAGCAGATCTTAAAGCCCAATTAGAAGAGGCTCTAGCTGTAGATAGTGAAGAGGATGTGGTAGAAGAGGTTGTAGCTTTAAGCGTACAACAAAGACTAAGTAACTTTATTAAATTTAACAATAACAAATAACAACAAAATGAGAAAACTAAGATTTGACTTAAACAATGGAGCTAATGCTCAATTAACACCTAATGCTGAGGCATTCTATGCACAGGCTTATTTAGGATCATCTGATATCGTAGATAACTTTCGTACTTTACCATCAGTGAAATTTGAAGTAGCTCTAGGAGCTGTTACTTTTGGTGACATCCTACAGCCTTCTAACTGTGCTTTTACTGCACCTACAGATACTTTATCTGCAAAGATTATGAGTGTATGTGCTCTATCTGCAATGGCTCAGATTTGTCAGTTTGAATTAGAGCAGTCTTTTGTATCTTTACAAATGGCTCAAGGTTCAAACGGTGATTTCACTGTAGCTAACTTTATGAACTTCTACTGGAGTGAGATGGCTAACTCTATCAATGGATCTATTGAATCATTGAGATGGCAAGGTGATAGCTCTTTACTTCCTGCTAACCCACTTTCTTTATGCGATGGTTATGAGGTACAACTTGCAGGTGATATTGCTGTTATCCCTTACGCTATGACACCAGCTCCTACTTTTGCTCAGTTATTAACTGACTTAGAGGCTGCATTTGCTTTAGTACCTGCTAACATTGCATCTCGTACTGCTGATTTACGTATCTACTTACCAACTCAATTAGTTAATATCTACCGTTTAGGTGTAGCTTCAGGTAACACTAATGCTTATATCACTCAAGATCTAGCTCTTACTTACTTAGGAATTAAAATAGTTCTTTGTCCAGGTATGTCTAATGACACTTTGGTTATCACATTGAAAGATAATCTTATCTATTTGTTTGATGCTGAGTCTGACCCATCTGACTTGAGAGCGGTTAACTTATCTGATACTGTTGCTGAGCCTTACTTAAGAACTCGTGCAAATATGAAAGTAGGATTTAACTATGTTAACCCTACAGATATCGTTTTCGGATCTTAATATTAATTCATAGAGGGGGGCAACCCCCTTTATATAAAACTTAAACACATGCCCAATTTATGCACGGCCCTAGAGTCGATCCAAAAATCTTGCGACAATAACAGTGGGGGAATTTACCAGGTGTGGTATGTACCTCAGGATAGTATTGATGTAGTAACTACTAACACAACTTACCCTGATTACGAAGTTACAGCTATTACTTTATCAC